AACATATACTGCCGTACCACCTGAACTTGAAAAGTTATAAATACCACTTGCTTGGAAATATCCATCATTTCTTATTTGTAATAATGCAGTACCACTACTATTATCCATATAAAATCCATTACTTGCAGAAGTTGCACCGCTACCTCGTACAAATAGATTACCAGTTACTTGTGCTTTCCAACTTCCTTGGTCTGATGTACTTCCTATTAATACATTACCCCCACTTGTAATACGCATTCTTTCGGTACTATTAGTTTTAAACTTCATATTATTGTTTACAATATCATAAGCAACTGCACCTAATTCACTACTTGATGTATTTGTAAATCTTAAAATAGCTTCATTATTTGAAACTATTGTAACTGCTGCATTGTCTGTGCTATTACTTCTTTGACCAATAAATACTTCATCACCAATTCCTGCTATTGCAGTACCACTTTTTAAAGTATGTAAAATTGCTCCAGGGCTAACAGTACCAATACCAACATTACCCCCACTTGTAATACGCATTCGTTCGGTAGGCCCAGCACTTCCATTATTTGTACTAAAAGCTAAATATGCAGTATTGGCAGCAGTTCTTTGTAAATATATTTCACTTAAAAGTTCTGTTCCAGAGTTGTTTCTAAAATTAAAAAATGTATAATCATCTCCTGACCTTGTTCTTAAAATTAATGCATTAGCAGCGGCATCGGAAGTAATAGTTACACTACTAGAGAATGTAGCACTTGTACCACTTAATGCTCCTGTAAATCTACCTGTACCACTAACATCTAGCTTGTAGCCTGAATTGGTATTAGTTCCTATTAATACAGCAGAACCAAAGTAGTTTTTTTCAGTAGTAGATTCTTGGTAAATAGACCACTTATTAGAGTAAGTTGATGTCCCACTCCAAGAACCCAAATATAGCATATATGCATTACTAATAGTACCACTATCACAGTTTGCATATTGTAATCTTCCATATAAATTAGTTATATTACCAGTATATGTTGGAGCAATAACTTCTAAATATTGACTTGAGCCACTTGTTAAATTTGTTCCATTTACTACAATTAATCTATCGTTTTCTGTTGCAGAAGCTCCAATTCTTAAACCACCTGTACTAATTTGAATTTTTTGACTAAAAGTAGAGTCTCCTGCTGCTGCTATTGTTAAACCTGTTGTACTACCACCTGTGCCATATATTTTAACTGCACCACTTGTTACTGTACCACCTCCTGAAATATTACTTATTTCAATATTGTCAGTAGCTACATTATATCTAAAATTACCTACATTAAATCCACCTGTTCTTAATCTTAATGTTGAACTTGTTTGAGTACCAGCACTATTGCCATCTATATAAACTATTGCACTAGCACCAACAATATGTAAAATTTGTTCAGGTGTTGCAGTTCCTATGCCTAATCTATTATTTACATCATCCCAAAAGAAATTAGCATTGTCTTGAGCAATAGTTGAACCATTGCTAAACAATACTGAACCACTTGTTAAAGATGGTAATGTTGTTTTATTATTAAAAGTATTCCAATCAGTTGATGATAAATAACCATTTGTACTTGTTGTAGCTTGTGTTATACCTATTGTTCCTGAAGTTGTAATAGTACCTCCTGTTAATGGAGCAGATGTAGCTACTGAAGTAACCGAACCTGTGCCATAAGTTGTAGAATCAACCGAACCATCAGCCTTTAAGAACTGACTTGATGTTCCACCTGATTTAACAAAAGATGTAGCAGTTGCACTAGCACTAAAAGTTGCATTACCAGTTGTGTTTGCTATTGTTAAACCAAGACTACTACCATTTATTAATTGTATATCTCCTGCATTAGCATATACTTGAGTCATATTTGTAGATTGCACATATTGAAATCCACTTGTTGTGCTACCATTTAATATTAATCTAACCGCAGTAGAACCTGTCGCATTGTCGTTATCAATACCTAACCAAGCATTTGCATTTTCACCAACATTTGCTTTTACATACATTACATATTGAGCCACAGGTTGTGAACCAACACCTAATCTCATAGTTGAATTATTCCAATATAATCTATTGTTATTTTGAGCAATAGTAGAACCATCACTAAATAATATAGAACCTTGAGTTAAAGAAGGTAAAGTAAACTTATTGTTAAAAGTTGTCCAATCCGTAGAAGTTAAATAACCACTAACCGAAGTTGTTGCAGCAGGTATTGATATATTAGGAGTAGTTCCACCACTTGATAAAACAGGACTCGTAGCACTTACACTTGTAACTGCACTACCTACTGCTAAATAATCTGTTCCTGCAATGGCAGCAATGATTTGTCCTGAAGCATTAGCCTTTAACATACTAGATGTTACTGTCTGATAGATAGAACCACCATAGGCTTCTATTGAACCTACAACAGTTAATTGTTGTGTCATAGGTATTGAACCTATATTCCCTAATGCTACTTTATTTGTACCATCAATAGTAACCACACCATTGCCACCATTATTTATTAAAATACTTTTACTTGATTCATCATTACCTATTACTAAAGCAGTAGAAGTTACTCTTATGTAAGAACCATCTGTTGAAGTATATCCTGTTGATGAATTATGTAGTCTTAATTCTACATTTGTATTTAAAGAAGTAAAGTCATACACAGATGCACTTGCTAAACCCTGAGGATTTAAAGTATTAAAACCTATGTTATTAGTTGCACTTTCAGGAATAGATATAAAACCACCTATGTTATTAAAGAAAGTTAAATTACTAGCCGTACCTGTACCTAGTCTATTATATCCATAAACCATACCATAAGAAGCATCATAAAAGATATTTGCTTGATATTGGTTTGCACTATCAGATGTTCTTACTTGAATCCCTGTTGAACTAGCGTTTAATATCCCTAAACTTGCATTAGGAGTATTAGTACCTATTCCCAATCTATCGGTAGAATAATCATAATATAAATTAGCATCACTACTTAAAGTACTTGCACCAGTCCAAAATGCTACTCTACCATCAGAGCCACTACCACCAACCTTGCTATTAAATGTACCCCAATCCGTTGAACTTAACTTACCAGTATTTGAAGCCGAAGCCACAGGCAAGTTAAAAGTATGAGTAGCAACGCTTGAAGATATTGCAAAGTCCGTACCACTTGTTCCTGTGCCAAAGAATTGATTTTGTCTTGTAAGGTTATTTAAAGAAATTATACCCTTAGAAAAGGTAGTAACTACTTGACACAAATGATTATTCTCGGTATGTAAAGTAACAGTTCTACCATCTACATTTACATAGATTCTAATTGCTATTCTATCCGTTACAGTTAAAACCGAAGTAGCAACAGGAATAGCAAAGTAATAAGGGCTTAGTGTAGTTCCATTAGTTAAATACTCAGGAACACTTACACTACTACCTAATAAGGTAAAAGTCGTTCCGTCATACTTATAGACTTCTGCATAAACATAAGGATTGTGAGCATTAGAGTTTACACTAAAATAAAACTCACAATTAAAGTTTCCAGCAGGTACTTCTAATAAAGCAGGGTCATTAGCATCCGTAATATAACTAGCTATGTAACCATCAACCGAAGTACTAACATCAGTTCCAGCACCACTAATAGGCACTTTACTTAATTGTTTATAAGCAACCCCACCTATTGTACCTTGACTTACACTTGTATTAAGATAATAAGAAACCGAACTACCTCCACCTGTTGATGTAGGAAAATCAGCTAAAGTACCATCCCCTCTAACATATTGAGAAGCATCTCCATCTAATGCAGTTATTACACCACTATTAGCTACTACTGGACCTTGTATTGTCCTAATCTTTGCTGCTCCTGATATTTGTAATTGATTGCTCATATTAATTATTGAAATATTCCTCTAATAAATTCATCTGCTTCTAAAGCCCTTCCGAAAGTAACCACACCACTTGCACTTGTAAACTTAATTTGGTCGTTTGTAGGAGTTCCTGTTGTAAGTATCTCTCTTACCTCTACACCACCTCTTGTAAAGCCTAAACAAGTCTTTCCTATCATATCTGCAAAAGTAATAGTAGTCTCTCCACCAGCAGCCGTTGCAGATTTCATATACACTTGACTACTTGCCGTTATTATCACACCATTTTGATTTATTGAAACTCCTGAAGTTGTATAAGGACCAGAACCTTGTAAACCTACTGAATAAGTACCTATGTCCTTGTAAGGAGCATTGATTTGTAAACTCGTAAGATTACAATTCCCCCCTATAATTACCAATCCATCTACCCCATTGTCAATAGCAAATTTAATCGCTATTTGTGTTCTATTTTGTTGCGTTTGCAATAAGTATAAATAACCATAGTTTTCTAATGTTATTAATCCATCGCAATTTACACTCCAATTCGCTATGTCGTTCTTAAATTCACGATACCAAGCACTCGTTTGAGATGTTACTTCTTTTTGGTCCACATTAACCGAGAAAGAACAATTTGTTGAACAAGCAAAGGGAATATCAGTTGGCATTGTAGTTACTACACTAGCTACATTATTTCCTTGTGTATAAAAAGTAATATTTCTAGTACTTACATTTTGAGGATAAACCATAACAACTATTCTATCACTTGCAGATAATGCTGTTGCAGGAAAACTTATAGAAGTATTATATAATGTTATTGATGTTGATGTTAGGGTCGTTGCAGTACTACTTGCTAAAGATGTAAATGTTGTTCCATCATATTTATATACTATATAATAAAATGCTGGGCTACCTGATAAATTTGTTGTAATAGATACATAAGAACTAAAATTCCAAGTTCCAGCAGGGATAGTAGTCAAATTAGGCTTATTTACATCTGTAATAAACCTAGCTATTATATTATCTCCTGTTGCAACGAAGTTAGCACTACTTGCTACATTCTCAGTAGAACTTAATTCATAGTAAGAATTACCACCTATTGTGCCTTGTGATATGCCACCATTTAGATAGAATTGTCCATTGGGATTTTGCCAATAGAGAATCATATTATTACCTTGTACTTTATCTGCCATATTGCAAAGTTAAACTATATTAATATTAAATTGTGCTAACCAGAACGGACCAAGTTGACCTGTATCTGTAATGTAATTTGGAATGATAAATGCCGATATTGTAGCAACACTAACCTCAATTAATTGAACTGAGTTTAATTCGTTTACATAAGCATTTTGACTTACTCTATTCATTATGAATTTCTTACCAGTATATGACAAATTACCTGTAACTGTGTCCGTTGTAGTAAATACCTTATCTAAATAGACAAATCCTCCACCGCTTATATGTTCTCCTAAATCACATTCCACAGTTGCCACATTCTTATTTACATTCCTTATATTTTGATAAGTCATAAATACAACTAAATCTACTGCTCCTAAAGGAGTGCCACTAGGACAAGATGAATACCAATTCTCTAAGAATGTACCATCTGAAGCACATAAAACACCTTTATTAGATGAATAATTATAAGTAGTAGGATAGTTATTACCATAGGGTTGCTCAAATACTTTTAAAGTAGATTGTATTGTATTATCAGCCACAAAGTTTGCCTCAATAAACTTAACTTCACTATCTCCTCTTTGTATAATAAAGTTTTGTACTAATGATGATTGACCTGATGCATCACATATTATCTTAAACTTTAAATATCCAAAAATTGCAACACTTGATACAATATATGGTGGAATGTCTCTAGTAAATGTTGTAGAATTTGCAGATGGGTCTATTGTAATATTTTGTAAAGTAGTTTGCCATACTCCATTAGTATCTAAATATATAAGTCCTCCTGATGTATTAAGTGTAATTTGCAATTTAGCACCTATTGAAGTTATATGTTCAAAACTTAACTTAAAAGGAACTTCCCCTATATAAGGAAGAAAATAATTTGGAGCAGCTAAATTACCATTCTCTATACTAGCTAAGCCACTTGTATTTCTTACTAAAGAAACTGCATCAAATTGACCTGCCGTATCTGGTACTATTGTTGCAGTTGAATCTCCTGTTGCACCTAAAACAAACCCAGTTGCAGTATTAGTTGGGAAAGCATTTAGCTTTAAGTCTGCATTGTCGCAATAGTTTAAAGCTGATTCATAAGCACCCCTTCCTTGTATATTATAAAATCCTTTCTTTAATAGCTTAATTTGGCTATTATTTATAAAATGCACATTGCCATCTGCATAAGGAACTATATTAACTGTATTACTTAAAACACCACTACTTGTTATTGTAGGAGTAGCTAGAATATTATATTTAGTAAAATAATTTGTAGTAGCTGCCATTTCATTCATAGAAAATATACACCAGTCTCCATTAGCTTGGAACATTCTACAATTAAATGATGTCATTATTTTACCAATAATATCATAATAAGACTCACCCATAAAATCCCTTCTATACTGATAGATTTGGCTAAATGGCTCGTTACTTACTGCATCTTGCCTATCATTCATTCCCCCTGCAAAGTATGAACAAGCAACAACTAAATTTAATACATCTGGATAACCTAATAACTTCAAGCCATCACTAATTACATTTAATTGAGTGTCTAATTGATTAATACTATCATCTCTTACATATTCAATATTTTGTATGAATGAAATACCATCAATACAAGTAAAGTCAGCTTGAGTTATGCCTGTTGAAAAACCCATTTGAGTATAATCATTAAACATAAAACCTCTCCACATTACATTTGTACTTTCTTTAAGTATTACATAATACTTCCTATCATCTTGACTAAGTACATTAGGGAATTGGTCGTAATCATCTTGCGTTTCTAATAATATAGAAAAGTTAACCTGAGTAGATATTATTGTAGGATAAGGATATTCCTCGTTTGAGTTAGGTTGTACTATTATTGATACTGGCTGATATGTTTTAACTACACCAGCAACATAATCTTTCTCATAAATCTCAAGTACTTGGTTTGTGCCATTCCTTAAAATTTGAGTTATTGTATATCTTAATCCGTAAGCCATTATGCTAAACTGATTGATTGTCCTTTAATGTTTGATGCCTTTTGACTTCTATTTACTGCAAGTAATAAGTCTTGACCTCTTAATACAAATTGACCACCACTACTAGCAGAACTACCACTTATTGAACCTGCGTTAAAAGAACCTTGCATTATATTACCAAGTTTGCTTAATGGCAAAACTGCTTCACTTTCACTTCCCTCTCCAATCATTGCTAATGTTGGACCAGTTGCTACACCACCACTTGCTAAACCTAATATACCTTTAAATGCTCCCATAAATGATACTCCACCATTAGCTGCTCCACCACTTATTAAAGATAAAATACCAGCAAATATTGCAGCTTGAATAACTGCTTCTGCAATTTGTTTAGTTAAATTTTGGAACATTTGACCTATTGAATCACTTACATTCTCCCCTCTTTCCATTGCATCCCATAAACCCATAAGTGAATTAGTTGCAATATTTGAAACTGTACTAGCAAAATTTACATAATCTTGTTGTTGTATTTTTAATAATTTTCTAACTTCTTTTGCCTTTTCAGTTTCTCCCAAAACAAAAATACGATTAGCTTCTTTATCAAGCATTGCCATTGCTCTTGCAGTTCTTTCAGGGTCTAATGCTTTTACTCCACTTGCTGCTGCTCCTCCTGCTCTCCTTTTTTCTAATAAACCTAATGCTTGTTCTACTTTTGTTGCAGATAAATCTTGTCTTAAACTTGCCAAAGCATTTTTTGCTTCGCCAGTTGTTAATCCAGCAAGTTTTTTAATTGCATCAGAAATAGCATTTATCTTTATAGTATAATATGATTCTTTATCCTTATCAGATGTAGGTAATTTTTTAATAAGACCTTCATCTAATTGATATTGCAATGACCTTGTTTGCTCTGCTAAGTTTTGTATTATCTTACTTGTTTCACTTTGCTTAACATCTCCGACTCCTGCATTAGATGGACCAAATATTTTAGTAAATGTTTGCTTAATATTATCAGCAATTGTATTATATCTTTTATTTATTTCTTGTAAAATATAAGCATCAAATTCTAAATCTTTTATTCTTTTTTTTCTATCTTTTTCTGCAATATCTTCACCACTTGTACCAGCAGGACTTACAAAAGCTAATGCTCTTTGTCCAAATGTTGGAGTTGGTGGTAATTCCTCTAATGATAATTGTTCTACTTGCTTTTTTGCTGCTTGTGCTGCTGCTTCTTGTGCTACGGCTTTATAGAAAATCATTTTTACATAAGCCTCTGAATTTTCAGTTAAGAATTTTTCAGCAGTACTTAAATCATTTGTATTTGCAATTGTATCTTTAAGAGTAGCATTAAATTGCTTTAAAAATGACTCTTTAGTTATTAAGCCATTTTTATATTGCTCGTGTGCTTCGTTAAGACTATTAATATCAGTAGAAGCCTTTACATAGGCTTTAGAAGCATCATCAAAAACTTTAATTTCTGATGCCAAAGCAGTATTTAAACCACCTACTTTTTGTGTAATAAAATTAGATATTTCATCACCAAACTTCAGGAATATAAATGTAGCTGCTGATAAAGCAACTCCAATACCTGCTGGACCAGTTAAAGCACTTACTAATTCTTTGCCAATGCTACTTCCAGCTTCTTTTGACCTTTCTCCTAATCTTTGGAATGATTCAAGTAATGGGTTCAAGTTATTTGCTACACCTATAAAACCATAATTCAAATCTTGTAAAACACGACCTGAATTTAATAACGCTTGATTAGCTTGATTTGATGCACTAGGTAATTTACCTAAATTTGAACTTAATTGAGTAGTAGCAACAGATGTTTGTTGTAAACCTTCTAAAGCCTGTTTATTATCGGCTGTAATCGTAATTTTAAGTGTTTCCTGTGCCATTTTACTAATTTACTCCGTATAATTTTAATGTTCTTGCCAATTGGTCATCCGTTAACATTGTTTTTTCTTGTTCTTCATCATTATCATCCAACATTGGTATATGCCAAAATGCTTTTAATGACTTAGGAGACCTTTCAGCACTATTACTTAGGTATATAATATAGGCAAGGTTTCTAGTCCTTGCCCATTCATTTAATTCTTTTCTTTCATTGCCTAAAACAATAATTGAAAAATCTTTCCAAGTCATCTCCCAAAACTCACTAGGTTTAACCCCACATTCAGCAGCCTTAACTAAGATGTCATCCCAACTTAGATTTGTTAGACTTTTTTTTTTCTTCTTTAGGAGTTCCTTGAACAGTCAATACAGTAGTTGTAATAATGTATTTAATATATTCAATAACGCTTCCTTTTTCATTAAAAATACCACCAAGTTCATCAACCCAATCGCAAACATCATTTTCATCATATTCAACACCTTGTTTATTGGTATTACAAGCAGATTTATACCCTATAAAAATTAATAAAATTATAAGTTCTAAATCATATTGTGTATTATTCAATATTTCAAAGTATCTATTTATTGGTAGATTCTCTTTTTCTCCTTTAGCATTTATAGTTCCTTTAGCTATACAAAATTCATTCATAGCCCAAGTCCCCCACTTTAAAGGAATAGTTTTGTTGTTCAGTCTTAATTCAAACATAGGTTATTTATTATGCAGTTTCAGTTTGTGTTAATGGTGGTACAGTTACTACGAATGTTGCAGTAAATTTAACATCATCTTTATCAGCAGCATTTACATCAAAGTTTGAAATAAATACTTGACCTGAATACACAATATCACCTGCTGTTGGAGTTGCTTTACCCATCTTCATATTAAAAGATGTTCTTGCAGCGTGAGCAGTGTACAATTGTTGGTAAGAATCCTTACTTGGAGTTCCTGTTTCATCAATTGCAAAACCTTCACCTTGAAATGATTGTGTAAATGATGGACCAGCTTGATATTGGTCTCCACATTTAGAAGTTGCATCAATAGTGTTAACAGTTGATGTCATTGAGTTAGTTGTAAGACAAGCGACAGGTTTGAATGTTCCGTCATTGTCTATGTCAGCTAATAAGATATAGTCTCTTGCTGATACTTTTGTTTCTGCCATTTTATTTAATTTTGAGTTATTATTATATTATATGTTATAATCGTTCTAAATACATTGTCCAAAGGGTTTAAACCATCTAAATTCCTAATTGCACCTACTACCAAACTTGAAGCATAAAACCCATTTGAAAGGGTTATGTTTGTGTCTGAATTGATTGCAGTCAGTATTAAATCGCTTATCGTTTCGGCTCTTTTATAACCAAAGTTACTATTTTTTATGACAATGTCAACATCAATGGTAACTCCATTAGTGTAACTAATTTTGCCTTGTTCTTGGTTTGAAGTTCTGCCACTCATAACGATATACTCATTAGGTGCATTATCAGGTGCAATACCATCATAAACAGGCAATGCACTTGAACTTGTTAAGTTAGTATAAAACCACTTCTTTACTTCTATATTAGGATTAAGCATTTAATAATTGATTTAGTCTTTGTATAAGTTTGGGTTTTTCCATTTCATAGGCTGGTATTAAAAATGGTTGTGGTCGCATACCTTTTCTTAATATGCTTAAAGCTATTACATAAGCTAAACCCTTATCATTTTTACCATTACCTATACCCTTTCGTTTTACCCATAAAGTTAAGGCATCAACCATATCTTTAAACTTGCCACCAGTTTTGCCTTTAAATTGTAGAGCATATGATGAAAAGTCAGCTGGAACATTTACTTGTGGTCCTGTGCCAAATTCAACATAAGCAGAGTATGAAGCGTTTGCTGCAACTGTATATGTTAATTCACTATCTTTTGTTAATGCTATTGAATTTCTTAATTGACCTAAATTAATAGGTGCTAATTTTTTAGCTTGATTCTCTATTTTAAGTGCAGATACATTTATTTCATTACTTACATCTTTTTGCAATGCAGTAGTTAAATTATTTAACTTTCCTTCAAGTTGCTTCATCCCACTTAAACTTACTGCAAATGCCATTAGAAGTACATTAATATTTCATAAAATCTAAACTGGTCCTCTACATCCTTAATAGAGTGTATTGTATATCTATCACCATTTACCTCTATTTGGTAATTATTGTTGATTGTTACATTGCACCTGATATATAACTTAGCAGAACGAGTAAAACTTAATTGAGCCTCTAATAATGCTCTATTTTGATTTTCAGGGCGAAAATCACCAAATACAACTTCTTGCAAGGCAAAGGTAGTAGTATAACCACCTTGTCCATCAGCAGTCCTTGTAGGCACATACAAGCCTATTTCAGAGTACATTGTATTGGCATCCACATAATTTGCTTTCTTGCTTCCTAATCTCATAATATTGGGCTTATTCTTGTCCAGCGTTGACAGGCTTTCCAAGACTTTTCACAAATACCTGTATTTGAATCTAATCCTCTATTCTCGTAATCGTAAGATACTTGGTCTAAAATAGCAATCTTTAAGTCATTAGGGACAGTTGCATATCCAACCACATAAGTAGCCTTTAAATTCCTAAGAGGAGGTCTTTGTAATTGTGGGAACTTACCACCTACTAAAGTATAATCAGCAGCTACTATTGTATCGTTATTTTCATCTATTAATGAAGTAAAACTATTTACTGGTCCATAAGGAAGGTTAAAACCACCATCAAAATTAGTAAACCAAACAACGGCAGTCTTAGGTATTAAACTCAAGCCTGTACCTACTTCAATGGCTTCTCTTGCTTGTTTAATCATTAAAGAGATTTGGTTATCATCAACGGAAGTAGTTACTCTGCAATACAATTTAGCCTCTGCTAATGTTACTGGTTCAACCACAGTACCTATATCGGTTAAAGTAAAATCTATAATAAAATTAGAATATGCCATATATCTTTTTTACAAATTTACATTATTTATAATAAAAAACCCCCTACTAAATAGCAAGGGGTCTTTATATCTATGTAAGATTAGAACTATACATTTCCTAAGTCAGCATAAATAGCTGAAGTTGGTTGCATTAAGTTAATATCTTCATAACACTCAATACGAGCAGTAACCATATTTTGTTGGAAGTTACTTGCATTCTCATAAGAGAACTCAATAGCCATTCCTTCAACCTCAATTCTTTCTACAAAGTTGTTATCTAAGATAAGTACTTTATCGTCAGTAACCCAAGATGCAGCAATTACTGGAGTTCCCCAGATTGTCATACCACCATTAGGATTAACGATAACACTACCAGAACCAGCATAATAACCAGCAGTGATAGTTTCTTTCAATAAGCGACCTAATTGTGCAGGGCTTACTAAAGCAACAGAAGATACAAAGTTTGCACTCTTTTGGTTGCCAATATAGTCAACTAATTGCTTTAAATCAACAGTTTCAGCAGTTGTAGTAGAACCAGTTGCAGCAGCAGAAACAGTAGAGAAAAACGCAGCATTCTCAGCTTTGTAGAAATCTCTAGTTAACATTCTTGGTAAAGTTGTACTCAAGAAAGGTAAACTTCTAGCCATTTGCTTTGAGAAAGTTGAGAAACCAGCGATGTAGTCATTAACTACTTTCACTTCGCTTAATGCGTAGTTGTTCTCACCTTTGTTAGAACCTTCAGTTTGAGCAGCAATGTTGTTAGTTGTTGCAGTTTCTTTGTAGAATACATACAAACCACTTTCAGAACGAACAGTAGGGATTAAATCTCTAAAGTTGATTGCTTGACTTGGCAATACAGATGCATTAAGAGCATAAGATGCTTGAGCATCTCCTGTTAAACTTGCACTTAAAGTCATAGACTTTACATCTCTTAAATCTAAACGGAATTTACCATTTGATTTCATTGATTTCTCCATCTCATCTAATTTACCATCTAACTTCTCAATGATAACCTCATCAAGATGTTTTACTTCACGCTTTGCAGCTTTTTTTGTTGCAGCAGCTTGAGCATCAAATTGTTTTTGTGCTTCATCTCTTACAACTTTAATCTCAGCTTTAGTTTCTTCTAACTTAGCTTCAATGTTAGCTTGAAAA